CACAGCCTCCTCGAACTGTTCTCGCGTTTCAATAGCTTCAAAATCACTCATTTTTTGTTCTCCTTTCCCCGCTTAACCCGGTGGTTTTGGTATTTTTGTATATTAAAAAAGTGCTGTTTCCAGCGTCTTTTTAATATCTTGCTATCTGTTTTTTTCGTTCCTTTGTTTCTGTGCATTTCCAGTATGCAAGGATCACACTGTCAAGCAGCGCGATTTCAACCCCTTCTTTTAATGATCTGTATCCGAATCCTCCGTTTGATCCTATCGCCCTTTTTTCGCTGTTGCTTACAGACTGTGTTAACGATGCTTGGTTAGAATGACAGATATTTCCTTTAAACAGTCCTTGTTCAAAAGTCGCGTTTGCTCCTATAATTTCTTTTACAGTTGGCAGGGTTGGTGCTTTCATTTTTGCATCTTTCATGTCTTTTTCGAGTATATGCTGCCCGTTCGCTCCGTCTACAACTACCGTTTTGGGTTTCATTTCCGCAATGTATGACAGTATCCAGTCGTTCCCTTCGCGGATTGTTCTGCAGTCGAGTGCTTCGACGAAAATTTTTCCTTCATTCGTTTTTGATGCTACCGACATCGCAACATGCTGTCCATCATGTCCATATTTAACCCCAACAAAAAGTTCTCCTTTTAATTTTGGTTTTGATGCGATCGCCAGTGATTCCCACTCTGTTTTACTAATCGCCGATTTTTGATTATATTTTAACCACAGTCCCAGTCTTTGGATGTTAAAATCTATATCATCCGTTGTAATTTCTGCCCGGATCTTCCTTTCTGTCAGTATTGTTCCTAACGACGGGTTTGTTTCGTACCACGCCTCAACATCGTTCGCGGGTGTCAAGTTTTCAACCGACCATTCCGCCCATCCGGAATCGAATCCACGACCGGCAAGTACTGTCTCCCTATATTTTGTAAAAACTGTTCCGGCCGATACCGCCGTTGGCGGCGTTCCAAGCATGATTGTTTGCGGGTTCTCGCTGTCTGATACGATATATTTCAAAGACGTCTCCTGTGCTTCCGTGTATTCTTGTGCCTCATCTATAATTAACACGTCGTATCCTTCGCCGAGTCCGCCCGATGATGTTCTTGTGCGGAATTCTACTACACCCCCGTCGCTTGTGTATAAGTGTTCTTTTCCAAACGCCTTAAATGATGATGATATCTTGATTCCTGCTTTTTCGCACATTCGATCCAGCCGCTCCCACACTGCGTGTGATGTTGTTGCCCTGTGTGCCGTGTACAGAATTCTTTCGCCGTTTTTCAGTCCCCATAGGCAGCGCGCTAACACATTTTCCGACTTTCCATTTCGTCTCGGCACTGAATAGCCATATTTTTGATGCATCCATAAACCATCATCGTTTACGGCCATAATGTCGCATTGTAGCAACTGCTGCCATTCAAGCAGCTCGTTCCCTGTCTTTGCGTACAGTTCCGCAGCTTCTTGTCCTCGTGTTTTTGAATAAGGAATCGTTACGGATTGAGTCGGCGTCTGACGTCCTAACCTCGTTTCCGTCATGACTTTCCTCCTGTCTTTTAACTATATCTTTCACGAGCAATATCACCCCATTGCCCGAAGGGACATTTTTTTCAAATTGCATTAAAAAAACGCGCTTTTCGCGCGCTTAGATAAATGGAGTTATTTCTTTTATA